CCTTTTTTTCAGCGTGAACAGATTTAGGGGGCACCCCTATACATTGGAGCACATTGAATTATGCCCGAAAATGACAAGGCAATGGCACCGCCGGCAACGGTCTATGAAACCGTTGAAATGACACCCGATGAAATTGCCGCACAGAACGCGGCGTATAAGGCAATGGGTTTGTCTTGTGTGATCGTCGATGTATCGCGCTTCGCCGCGAAGCTGGAACGCCAAGCGGACGGCACGTACAAACGCACCAAGTTATCCCGGCCAAAGGCGACGAAAAATGAAGCCGGAACTGATAGCAAGCAATCCAAAGGCAAGTGACGTTTGGGACACTCTGAAAGCACACCTTGACGCTGCGGGCAAGTGGCGCGACGAATACGCGTCGCCTTTCGGCGTCCTGGTTGAAGCGATCGTTGGGTTTTACGAGACATGCGAATTGCTGCAAGACCCCGACACCCCGCCGCTGCTTGTGAACCCGAGAAAAGGCACGACGTATCGCAACCCGCTTTTGGACATAAAGGCCGGGCATATCAATACGATCAATCGCTACGGTTCAGCGTTCGGTTTGACTCCGCTTGCCGATGCGAAATTGAAGGCGGTGCCGGCCGATGGAATCGGCGAACTGTTGAAGCTAATGACCGGTCCGCCGACAGGGTGACGCAATGGCCACGGAAAAGCCGCCCGCGGAATTCGTTGTCACCGAGTCGGACCGCCGGGCACTGGACGCCGGGTACTTCTGGCGGCAAGCAAACGTGGACCACGTATTAAGGTTTGCCGACACACTCCGCAATCCAATGAACGCGGATGAACAGTACCATCTATTACGTTGGCAACTGCACGAAACCCGCCGCCTGTTTGGTTGGCGCAGACCGAACGGCCGGCGGCGGTTCACACGCCTTAATATCTGGATACCGAAAAAGAACGGCAAGACAAGTTGGCTTGCGTTCCTGGCGTTGTATTTTCTCCTGGCCGATGGGGCGCCGCGGCCGGGGTGTTATGTCACCAGTACAACCGGCGACCTGGCCGGTGACTTGTACGAAGAAGCAAAGGCACTGACAAGGGCTACCAAGTGGCGGCGTGTAATTGAGCACGTAGACCACCGCCACTTGATACGCTCACCGGTGAATTCCGGTGAGTTCAAGACGCTTGCCGCCAGCGCCAAGGGTGCGGAGGGCCGCAAGGGTTCATTCGTCTGCCTTGATGAAATCCACGCCGTGCTTGGCATACGGCCGAAACTCTACGCGGCGTTGAGGTACGCCGGCAGCGGACGGAAAGAACCGTTCACCGCAACGATATCAACCGCCGGCGATGATCGGCAATCGTTGCCGTTCAAAATCTACAAGACCGCGAAACAGATCATAGCCGGTGAAATCGTCGATCTCCATACGCTGGCGTGTGTGTATGAAGCGGAAGCCAAACCGGAGGGCGAAAAGTACACCACCGACGATCTAGCCGCCGCTAACCCGGCGGTTGGTGAACTGCTCGAAGTCGGGCAACTTGTGGACGATTACGCCGGCGCCCAAACAAACGAGTATGAGTATGAACCGTTTTTACGCTACCGCCTGAATATATGGGTGAAGCGTGCAACGGCGTGGCTGGACGTGAACAAGTGGCTTGCGTGCTGCGCCGTCGGTTTTGACCGCCGCCAGTTGCAGGGGCGCAGGTGCTTTGTTGGCGTTGACCTGTCAAGCCGGCTTGACCTTACCGCCGCCGTCGCGGTGTTTCCGCTTGAAGACGAAGACGGTGAAGACAGCGGCCGGGTGTTTTTCTGGCCGCACTTCTGGTTGCCGAAGATCGGCATTGAAAAGCGATGCGAACGCGAAATGGATTACCTGGCCGCCGCCGCCGCCGGGCACATGACGCTCACCGACGGCGCGGCGATTGATTACGAGTCGGTGCGAAGCTGGATTGAAGCTCTGGCCGAAAACCACGAAGTTCAACAGATCGGGTTTGACCCGTACAAGGCGTCCGGCCTTGCCAAAGACCTTGAAGACAACGGCGGGTTTGACTGCGTGGCGGTCAAACAGGGGTGGTTGATATCTGAACCGTGCCTTGAATTTGAACGGCTGCTTGAAACGAAAGATGCAGTTCACGCCGGCAACCCGGTTATGAGTTGGTGTATCGAGAATGTGGAGAAGCGGACCGACAACAACGGAAAAATCCGGGCGGTAAAGCCGCAAGCCAAGCACAAGCGAATTGACGGCGTAATCGGTGCGGTCAACGGCCTGTACCTGTCGATGTTCGCCGAAACGCCTGAACCATTTGATTGCGGATAGGATAGCGCATGTGGTTTTTTAATCGCCGGAAAAAGAAAGACCTGGCCGCCGATCTGCAAGCCTTTGGCGGGATTATCTACCTGGGCGCCGACGTTGACGCCGGGGTGATCGTTGACCGTGAAACCGCGCTTGAAATCGGAGCGGTCTTCGCGTGCATCAACGCGCTTGTGCAGGACGTGGGGCAGATACCGCTACCGGTATACCGTCGTGGAGCGAACGACAAGCGTCAAAAGGCGGCGGACACGACGGCATACAAGCGGTTCAAGAACGGGCCGAACGAATACCAGACGTTGCAGGATTGGCAGGAACAGTTAATGGTGCATCTGCTTACGTTCGGCGATTACTACGCACGAATCGGGCGGGTGAACAAACAGTTTGATGCGCTGTACCCATTTGAGAACCCGGGCGAATTTACCGTTGAGGTTATTGCCGGCCGCAAGCGTTACACCCGCAAGATCGACACCGTTGAAACGCCGTACAAGCACGTTGACATATTCCACGTTCACGGGCCGAGCGCCGACGGTTACAGCGGCCGGGAGTTTACCGACACGCACCGGCAAACGCTTTCACTGGCGAAAGCCCTGTACCGGTATGGTGCGAAATTCTTTGCCAATGGCGGCGTGCCGGCGGGCATACTCATTCTGCCAACGGGCGCAAAAAAGAACTTCGAAGAAAACGCCAAGACCGCCGCGGAGGTCTTCGAAGAAAAATACGGCGGTGCGAACGTTCACAAGGTTGCGGCCTATTCGCACGGTACGGATTGGAAACCAATAGGCGTTGATCCTGAGAAGTCACAAGCCCTGGGTGCCTGTGACCGCGTAGACAAACAGATTGCCAGCCTTTGGCGTGTGCCCGTGTGGCGATTGTACGGCGACACGCCGCCGACACTGGAGGCACGCCGGGCGTACTATACCGATACCGTGCGGCCTTGGCTTGTGCGGATATCGGGCGCTGTCAACAAGCAACTGTTGCCGGACGGCGATTTGTACGCGGAGCACAACACCGCGGCGCTGCTGCAAGCGGATATTCAAACGCGCATGACGGCGTACCAAATGGCAATTCAATCGCGGATTATGAATCCCAACGAGTGCCGGCGCATGGAGAATCTGCCGCCGTATGACGGCGGCGACGAATTCATAAACCCCAACGTCATGAGCGCCGAAGACCGCAAGGCGATTGAAGCGGGCAAGATCGAAGGGTAAGCGGAATGAAGACAAAGACCAAACCGAAATCGACCGCAACGCATGACTACATGCGTATCGACTTCGAGGTAAAATCCTTTGACGCTGAAACCGGCGAGTTCACCGGGTACGCCGCGGCGTTCGGCAACGTTGACGAACTGAAAGATGTCTGCCTCGAAGGGTGCTTTGCCGAAACCCTGGAGCGGTGGAAGTCGCGGGGCACCTGGCCGCGGGTCTACTGGCAGCACTGGTACGGCGTGGGGCACGTGACCGAACTGTATGAAGACGAACACGGGTTGTTTGTCAAGGGGCGTTTCTGGATCGACCGCGAAGACGTCGCGGACGTTTACGCCGAAATCTGCGAAGCAATGCCGAACGTGGGGTTGTCTTTCGGGTTTCACGCCGTTGACTTCGAAGTGAAAGACGGCGTGCGGTACCTGGCGAAAGTGGACCTTACCGACGATATCACCGTAACGCTGAAACCGGTAAACGATCAAGCGGCAATGATCGAAGTGAAATCAGAAGACGGCGAGCGTTTCGCCGTTCCATCTATACGGGCGACGGAAGGAATCCTGCGGGATGCAGGATTCTCACGCGGGACCGCCAAGGCGATACTTGCCGGCGGTTACGCAAATGCCTTGCGGGAAGCAACAGGCAAAAAAAGCGAAGACAACCCGGCCGCCCTGGAAATCGCACAGAACATACTGGACCGCTTGAAGCGGACCAATGGGAGCAAAGACCAATGACTATGGAAGAACTGTTGAATCAACTGCAAGAGCAGGTAACCGCCGTATGCGCGAAGGTCGATACCCTGGCCGAAGTCGGCGTTGAAGTCAAAAGCCTTGACGAGACCGTAAAGTCGCTCACCGCCGATGTCACCGCGCTTCGCGCCGAAGCGGAGAGTGAAGACGAAAAGAAATCCCTGGACGAAATGAAGACCGCCCTTACCGCCCGCATGGACGGAATAGAGCGGACGATCAACGAACAGGCCGCGAACTCCGAACCGAAAGCCAAGAATGAAACCAAGAGTTTTGATGCTCTTGACGCCGCGGTTCGCGCCGGTGAAGACGTGGAGTTGAAGTCGCTGGATAGCGACCTGAAGCAACAGGACGTTTTCTTTGACGATCTGTTGCGCGGCAACTACCCGCTGATGGACAGGGTATTTCGCCGCCCGACCAACAGCGACAAGCCGCGATATTCGTATCCCGTTGCCGGGGCGGTCAACATCAAGGGAGAAGCCGCCGGGGCGTCGGGCAGCCGAAAGAAGGTAATTTTCACCGTCAAGACTGTCGAGTATCAGCCGACGGTTGAGCGCGAAGACGTGGAAGATGTCGGCGCGCAGATGTTCGTTGACGAACAGGTTGCACATGCTGAAGGCACCATCGAGAAGGTCAACGCCGGGGTCGTTGACGCAATCGAGGCCGCCGGCGTCGCCAAGGCGTCTATCACCGATCAGTACAACGAAGTGGCGATCATCGAGACCGACGTTGTTGACGTTATCGACAATGACGATCTTAACGACGTTATCTCCGAACTGCCGGTCAAGTACCGCCGCGGCGCAGTTTTCACCGCGAACGCCAACATGGCCGCCACGCTCGACGATATCAAGGACAGCAACGGCCGTTCAATGTGGACCGACAGCCTGAAGGAAGGCACGCCGCCGACGCTGAAGGGCTACCCGTTCATTGTTGACGAAAACGTTACTGATGATCGGCTCATCTTCGGCAATCCGAAACGCGGAAGCGCCGTTATCGAGCGGGAAAAATCCGTGCTGTCGAATATCGAGCGGTCCGGCGGCGACTACAAGCCGTACTACGCCGCCCGGTATGCCTGGGGCAATACCGATTGCCGGGCCTGGAAGATTCTGGATATCCAGACTTCTTAAACCTGTTTCAATTTCAAAAAAAACTCCAGCCGGTAAGGCTAGGGCGGGCGGTTGGTTCCTTGCCGCCCGCCTGCCTTGCCTTAACGGCGCGGCAACCGGCGATTTGGACAAAGAACCATGATTACAAGCGTGCTGAAAACATTGGCGAACAATGTCAAGGTAGTCTACCGTGCCTTGATTAACAGTGACGGGGACGAAATCAACCCGGCCACCGAAGACGGCAACCTTGCCACCCTTGCCGGCACGGTGAGCAATCAAAAGGTGGGTGTTGATATCGGCTCTGCGCTTGTGTCTGTTGATCTGGCCGAAGTGGACGTTGACGCGATTCTTGACGGTATTGCCGGCAGTGGAACGCCGAAGACGCTTGCCGATCTGTACGCCACGACGTACAACGATACGGCAACCGCGGGGCTTGCGGACCTGATGTATTCCGCCGGTGCCGGCGAATCCGTGGCCGAACTCTTGTACGACGGGTCAACCAGTGCGGTTGACCACCTGGCCAGCATATCGACAAGTGCGGCCAACTTGTCCGACATTTCCGCCGACACCGGGTATCTGTATTCGTCCAACGCACTGGCGGGTGTGGCGGACCTGATGTACGATTCGACCGCGGGCAAATCCGTGGCGGAAATGCTGTACAACTCCACCGCCAGCGAATCCGTGGCCGAACTCTTGCACGATGGTTCGTTCAGTGCGGTTGACCACCTGGCCGCGATTGACGGCAACTTGGGCTATCTGTATTCGTCCGGTGCGTCCAAGGGCGTTGCGGACTTGGTGTACGATGTCGTTAGCGAACTTGGCAACTTGTCCTACCTGTATTCGTCCGGTGCGTCCAAGAGCGTTGCGGACTTGGTGTACGATGTCGTTAGCGAACTTGCCGACTTGGACTATCTGTATTCGTCCGGTGCGTCCAAGGGCGTGGCGGATCTGCTGTACAACTCCACCGCTATGGAATCCGTGGCCGAACTCTTGTACGACGGCACAACCAGTGCGGTTGACCACCTGTCGGACATTGCCGGGGATACCGACGCGACGCGATCTTACGCTATGCAGATATCATCTCGCGTCGGCGGCGAAAATTCCGCCGCCGCGACAGCCGGTAGCGAGGGGTCGCTGAACGCGAAAATGCGGCTGGTGACGTCACAGCTTGATGCGATCAGCACGGACATTGCGGCGATCAAAGCCGTGACCGACGTATTGCAATTCGACGGAAGCAACCGTCTGAAGGTCGAAACCACCGCCGCACCCTAAACGCTAAAAAACAACCGTCCGAACGCGGGCGGTGCAACACAAAACCCGGACAAAAGGAAACGAGAAAATGGCGGAACGCAAAAAACGAGTAGTAACGGAATCCGTGGAAGACCTGTCGGGCGAAAAGGTCCTGGTTATCAAGGTTGACGGCAACATCGCTGGTGTCCAAAACGCGGACGCTGTGGTCAAGCGACTAGCCAACGTCGGGGCGATTATCGACGCCATAGACGCGAACCTTGCCAAGAGCGACGCCGAACATCTGGCCGCCGCACAGAAGCGGATAGACGACCGTATAGAGGGTCTGAAGGCACGCCGCAACGCACTGACCGCCGAGGGTGTCACCGCCACGGCAAAGGCGCGGTTGCAGGAAAAACGGGTTGGTCTGGTTGCACAGCGTGACGCGCTTACCGCCGCCGTTGCTGAAATGGCCGCGGAGTAATTAGCGACCGCCGGTATCGTCCCTTCCGCAAGTGACAAGGTGCAGCGATGGTATTCGATCTTGACGAATTCAAAATTTGGGCACGGATTGACGGCAGCGACTTGAACGCCGCGGCGACACTTGCGTTGACCGCGGCGGAAGAATACGTTGCGGCCACAACCGGCCTTACGCTTACCGAAGATATGGACTTGGCAAAAGTCGCGTGCTTCGGTCTCGCAACGCACTGGATGGAACACCCTGAACCGGTTGTTGTCGGTACGATAGTCGCTGAAGTGCCTATGGGCGTGCGGCGAATACTTGCGCAACTGGCTGAGGAAATTTGACCGATCATGCGCCCCGGACGATTGAACACGCGAATTACGCTTACACCGCCTGGCGATGATGTTGACGCCTGGGGTCAACCCACCGCCGCGGGCGGTACGCCTGTTGAAGTGTGGGCGGCGGTCTTTGACTCCAGGGTTGCTGACAAGGTAGCCGGCAACGCGATTCTTGCTGAGGCGACGCTTGAAGTTGTCATACGCTATCGCACAGGCGTTGACACCGCGTACACCGTTACGGTTGATTCCGTGGCGTATTCGGTGGTGCATATCACTACGGGGTACAGGAAACGCGACATGCGCCTGTACCTGAAGAAACGCGACTAGACAAGGGAACTGCAAGATGCAGATAGTGCTTTTGACGTGTATTCACGGGCGGCATACCGTC